TCCTGCATCTGCAACTCAACCGCAGACTGCGTGCCATTTACTCGGCCAAAGATCACGTACCGCGTGTTGTTTGTGTTGGACGTGTCGCCACCAATGGCAGCGTTGCACCAGTTGTAAACGCTGACGGTGTTTGTCGAGTTGTGAAGCCTGACGGTTTTGTAGGTGCCGGTGGACCAGTTCCCGGTAAACGTGCCGAGGCGGAGCCTTGCGTTGTCCGCCTGTAGCCGGGGTGCAGTCGGCAAGCCCGTAGCATCCCGGTTTCCGGCCTCGACGATCCGCACCACCTTGGCGATGCGCTCGGCCGAGCCGGGCGTGAAGGTGACGCGATCGGCCACGGTCAGTCCTCGTAGATGGTGACGACGGCCCGGGTGTCTTCAACGGCCGCCTTGGCAGCGTAATCACCAGGGGCAAGCCGCAAGACAGCAGCCTCGCCGGCCTTAAGCCGAACGGCGTCGTGCAGCGTGCCGGCCACAAGCCGGCCGATGCTCACCGTGTGGGTCGTCTCGGTGGCGAGCGACCTAGCGAAACACAAGCCCAAGGCCCCCAGCGTCGTGGTCGTGATCTGCGTGGTCGTCGTGCCGAGCTCGAGCGTCACGGCTAGGAGCCCGGCCGTGGCCAGGTCGGCCGTAACGCCGGATGCCGAGAAGGTGTTCTGCAGGGCTCCCTTATTAAGCGAGCCAGAGATGGTGTAGCTGAGGTCTGCCATGTGTCACCTAGAGCCAAGAGGGTGTGCCGAAATACGTGGAAAAGTTGACTTGCCGATTGACGCGCCGGTCGAGGATGTCGGGCAGTTGGCCGGCGGCCTTCAGCGTGCCGTTGCTGTTCAGAGCAACAGGGTTCACGGCGGCCACCTTTTCGCCGGTATCAGGATCTATGACGTACGCTCTTTTCTTCTGGCTGCCGTCGAGATAGTTGTACCCAACGTCCGGCAGCTGAAGATTCCAGCCAGTCTGTCGGTAGGCAAGCTCGGTAGTGATGGCCCAGTAGTTGATCTCTACGTCGTTTACAACCTCGGTCTGCTGCTGGCCGCTAATGCCGATGCACTTCCAGTGATGAGCCGGTGCGCCGAGATAGGTGCCTTCGTTTACGGTGTTGGTGACGGCGATAGCCGTGGCTAGCGGGAAGTTGGCCCGGTTGGCGTTGATTGTGGCACGGCACTCGCCCTCTTCGGTGGTCAGGCCCTCGAAGTAGTCAAAGGCTGAATTCACGAGCGGCTTTTGCGTGGCCCCGTCCCAGTAGAACAACGCTGGCACGGCGGCACCGCCCGTAGAAAAGCTCCACACGTCAGGCCGGGCCAGCGGGTTGGGGTCGCGCTCGTCAGGGTTGAGCACCTCGTACCGGTATGTGATCTCAGCATGAAACGGCGACGGGCTGCCCTCGGTGAGTTGGGCATCAACCATCGTCAGGAACGGGTATTCAGGGTGCGGAGACCCGTGAAAGATGCCGACGGCGTTGGCTGCTTCCGTTACGGTCGGAGCCGTATTGTCCAGCGTGACCACGAACTTGCGTTCTGCCGATGGCGGCTCGCCAAAGCGATGCGAGAACGAGCGACCGTTGAGCTCACGGAACGACAAGACGCTCATGCCGCCCTCCCGGCACCGCCGATAATCTTGACCTTGTCGGCCCGGAGCTCGCCGATCTTTCCGTCAATCTGCCGCAATGCAGCCAACTGTTTGCGGTACTCCTCGATTGCCGGGTCTTCACGGCCAGCGGCAATCCGCAGCACCTCGCTGATGCCACCGGAGCGGATGTCGCCAACGCTCAAGGCTTCGTTGCTGCGGCGAGAAAGAGCGTCAAGTCGGTCGGCTTCAATCTCAGCGGCACGCTTGGCACGGTCCTCTTCGGCCTTGGCAATGGCCTCATCGGCACGCTCAATAGCCTTCAGCCGATCTTCCTCTGCCTTGCGGGCTGACTCGGCTGCACGCTTTGCGGCAGCGGCAGCTGCTGCCTGTTGCTGCTGGGCGATTCTTTGCGCCCGTTCTGCTTCTCTAGCAGACGCAGCATCCGGGCTGTTGCGGTTTGAAAACCGCTCTCGTGCTGCGGCCACGGCCCTGCCTGCTGGCCCCTCAGAGGCCCGTGAGATGCCAGGGCCACCAAATACTGCGGCGGATGCAGCGCGAGTTATCCCTTCTCCGGCAGATTGCAAGTCAGCAAGGTTCTTTTTGCCTGCCGCCAGTGCGTTGGCCTGAAAATCCTTGCCGAACTGCTCGAGATCGCTGCTCACCCAGGAGCCAAGCTCTTCGAGGAACTTACCCAGAGCCAAAGCGATGCCGTTACCAACCAGCTCAAATGTGTTGAAGATCGCACGCAGCGTCTCGCTAATGCCAACAAACACATTGGTTGCAAACTCAAAAACGGACGCAGCAGCCTGCAAGCCGACCCCAAACTGATTGAACTGTGCGATTGCAGCATCAAAAATACCGGCCATGTATTCGGCGAAATCAAGCAATCCGTTTGTCAACGCATCTGCTATTCCGCTGCCGCCGCCTCCACCGAATCCGTTAAACGAATCGACGAATGCCAAAAACTCTTCGGCAAGTGCGGACACAACCGGAGCTAAGTTCGCAGTGACCTGGCCGATGATGCCGTCAAAGGTCTTGCGAACCAAATCCAGCGAATCGTTCATTTCTTCTATGGCGGCAGTCTGATCGCCAGAAAGCACAACGCCGAGCCTGTTGGCTCTCGCCTCAACTTCTTCTAGGTTGCTGGCAAACAGCGGCAGCAACTCGACGCCCGTGCGGCCGAAGAGATCCATGGCCGCAGCGGCCTGGGAAGCTTGGTCAGGAATGGCAGAAATGGCCGAAGCTACAGCACGGAACTGATCTTCTGGGGCCATGCCCATGAGATCTTCAAAGCTGAGCCCAATGTTTGCAAAAGCCTTCTGAGCCGTTGCCGATCCTGCGGCGGCGTCGCCAAGCGTGATCGTAAGCCGTTGCAGGCCGCCCTCGAGGTTTTGCACGCCAGACAGGTCAGCAGCGACCTGAAAGCCTTGCAAGGCTTCAATGGCAATGCCAGTACGTTGGGCCAGTTTGGCCGTTTCGTCGATGCTCTTGGCTACGCCGAGGGCGTAATCGGAAGCAGCACGAGCTGCCCCGGCGAACGCCGACGCCAGCCGCGTGCCGATTTCAATGCCGACCAAGGCACGCAGCGAGCTCGCGGCGCTAGCCGACGACTTGCTGAGCTTGCCAAGCATCTGCTCGGTCTTGTTGATACCTCGCCCGATGCCCGCCGTGTCGGCGGTGATCTTCATGTTCAAGCCGACTGCGGTTGCCATTAGCTACCTCGCAGTTCCTGCTTGAGTTGCCGCAGGGCCGCAGCGATCTGCTCGGGGTGTTGCGGCGGCCTTGTGATTGGCACGAAGTCGGCGGCTTTTGGAGGCCTGCCCTTTGGCGAGTACGGGGCCAACATCGACGAAGCCAGCACGCCGGTCTGGTGCCACGGGTCTGGAAGCGGCATGAAGTATGTGTGCACCGCCACCCACTCGCTCAGCTCTTGGGAATCCATTTCGGTGCATATCTGCTTCACGCTCTTCCCAAGACATGCGGCCAGCCGGAACAAAAACAACCGGGCGGGCCGCAGGTTCAGTTTTTTGCGAGCTCCTCCACGTCGGCGTCGGTGAGCTTGTTGTGCCGCATGGCCGCCTCCCACAGCGTGCCGACCACACGGGCCGACTTCTTGGCGAGCACATCCACCTCTTCCCTGGTGAACAGGAGCTCGCCCTTGTCGTTGCAGAGAACCCGCTGCAGGAACTTGCTGCGGAAGTTCGGCACGCCGGTGGACTTGTTGGCCATCCACTCGTTCTCGTAGCTGTCGCGCTCGCCAACGCTCATGACTCGGATAAAAACGGAGCCGCCCCACTCGGGCACCTCGACCTCGAGGAGCCCCAGGTCGTCAGCTGCCAGAATCTGCTCTTTGGTCAGTGCCATGTGTCAGGTGTCCAAGAGTTTCGCCGTGAACGTGTACCGCGTCACTCCGTTGAGCTCCGGCGTCGCGCTCACTCCTGTACATACTGCGTTGAATGTCAAGGACACGCCGCCGCCGGAAATGCTGAGCACCTTTCGCTTGCCATACTCTGCGGTGCTTATGTTGGTTGCGGCGTAACAAGAAATGGAAACGTCGCCAACCTCGTCGGTCCAGCCTTGGCTGGCACCGCTCGCGGAGCGGTCTTTGCGGACGCCGCCAAACAGCGGCAACCCCAGCTCGTAGACCTCGGCAAACGCGACGCCGCCCCAGGTCGCCGTGATTCCGGTGGAGTAGGTAGCCATGCCGGGCCTCCCGGCTTAGCTGATCCGGACGGTGGCTGAGCCGCGAATCACCTCATTAACGGCAAGTGTCACGGACGAGCTTACAACCGTGCAGTTGCCGCTCAGTGCAATGCCTCCGGCAATGGCATAGGTGCCCGTGGTGCCGCCGGCGAGTTGCGTGGTGCCGATGTAGTCGAACGACAGTTCCTTTCCGGTTTCACCGGAAGCGGAACCAATGAGCGGACGCTTTTGCGTCAGGATTGTCGATCCTGCTGACTGCCCAAGGTGCGAAATGTCGATCGGGTCAGTGTTGCCGCTTACGTCCGAGAAGTTGACCGTGATGCTCGTCACCGTGAAGGTGGAGCCGGCAACCGTCAGCGTCGTGCCCGAGGAATCATGCGGCGTCGCAGCCATGCGTTAGCTCTCCTGCCACCAAACGTCGTAAGTCTGTGTGATCTGATACGCCGGCGGCAGGTCGCCGCCTTGCAGCGTCACAAAATCGTCGGACTCGCTTTCCAACGATGTCTGCGACACTGTGCAGCCTAGGGCAGAGCCCCCGTAGCCATCCAGAGCCGCACGGCAGGCGTCGGCCACCTCTCGGGCTTGCTCGTAGCCGCCGGCGTAAACCTGGAGCTCAACGCTCAGGCGGGGCACACCAACCGGGTTGGTGAGCGTCTGCTCTCGCTCAGCCCCAGTCCTCCGGTAGGTAATAAACGGGTAGCCGGCCGACGCCGGGGCCATCATGGCGTACACCTTCCGGCCGACGAGCCGGGCCACGGCCGGCGTGGCCAGCAGCTGCCGCATCAGCACCACCTCGGGCGACTTAAGCATTTTTTGGCCTCGCTCGCCGTGCCATGTCCTTGTTGGCCCGCTCGAGCACGGTGCTCATTTGCTGCTTGAGCACAGAGCGGATCTGCCCCTGAGCCTGAGCAAACGCCGTGCGGATAGGCGGCTGCCCGGTGCGGCCGCCAACGGGCATCTTGCCGAGCGTCACCTTTTGGCCGAGCGGGGCCGACTTGAGGAATCCCTTGGGGAAACGTGGACTAACTGTCTTTAGCTGGCCACGGTTGCGGCCCTGCTTGGTGATCCGTGTTTGCACGGCACCGCCTCGGCCCTGGCCGGGATTGTTAAACGTCGAGGCAATCCGTCCGCTTTTGGTCGTCCGAACCTTACGGCCGCCGTACTCGAGCAGATTCTGGTGGAAGCCCTTGGCCGTCGGGTCGTCCTTCTTCTTGCTGGCCGAGTAGCCGACGATCGCGTAGTTAGGGCTGGCCTTTTTGACGACTGAACGCTTAAGGTTCCCAGTCGGACCGCGCGGAGTCGCCTTCTTGAGCGCCTGCATAGCGGGTCGAGTGACTGCATTGAAGGCCGCCTTCATGTACTTGCGGCGGATAGCCCTGGGATAGTCCTTGAGCAGTGCTTGGATTTCCTTGAGCTCGTCGATGACGATGCCCGTGCCTTTGACGATGCGTGCCATCACACCGCCTCCCGGCAGATGGCGACGTGCTCGCTGCGGTTGCCGTACTCGAGCAGGCTCACGATCTCGAGAGTCCGGCCACGCCAGACGAGCCGCATGTTCTGCGTCATCCCGTCGACGTAGCGGAGCCGCACCCGGTGCGTGAGCTGCACGTCCACCTGGCCTAGGTCCAGCGCCTCCCGGCTGCTAACACCTTCCACACTGGCCCACCGCTCGGCAAACGTCGCCCACTCCAGCGTCGTCTCGCCGAGCGAGTTACGCCGCTCGGTAGCCTGCTGGATCGTCACTCGCTCGCGAAGCCGGCCGGGGTCGATCATGTGCCGTAGATGACGAGGGTGTATGAGGCGGTGCCGGCGGTGGTTTGGACGGAAATCACAGCAGGCGTGGATTGTGCGTCGACCACGCAAAGCCGA